TCAATATTACTATTTTCCGATGTTATTTCAATATTATTCCAATTAAACCCTTGTCCTTCTAAACACATATTTTTCCATTCCTTACAAAGTTGTTCACTAGAGCACCAATCACATATCATTTTAATTCTATATTTATTTTCTTCTTTTCTCTCTTTTTTTTCTTGTAATTCATTAATTTCCAAATTTATTTTATGTTCTTCATGTTCTTCATCAGAGCCATTAGAAATACTTCCTTCTGAATTAGTTGGTGTAAACGTTTCTTTGGAAGCCTCTCTTACAGGCGATAAAGGTTCTTTATTAGTTTTTAATTGTTTTAATTCTTCTTTTATTTTACGAGTTTCTTCTATTTTTTTTACAAAATCATCATAAATATGTTTTTTAATAAATATTCCTTCGTGCTCTCCTTTAAAATCTGGATTTTTAACCATAAAAGTCATTTTATTTTTTATTTCTCCTTTTGTATTAAATCCTACATAAGATTCATCACTATTACATTTATTAACAATTTCTTGTAAATCAATTGTATTATTGAATTTAAAAGCTGTATTATTTGGTATATCAGATCCTTTTATAAGTATATATTGAATTTTTCTTTGCTCTTCAATAGTTATTTGTTCTTTTGTATTTACGTTTTCTTTTGTATTTACGTTTTCTTCTTTAATTACTTCTTTAACTTCTTGAATATACCATTTATTATATTGTTTCATTTTTTCTCTCTTTGTATCTGTAAAAAAACAATTAAAATGTATCATATAAGGTGATTTTGGTAAATATTTTTCATAATATCCACCACTAGAAAATAAATTTCTGTCTAATAATTTATAAGTAAACTTATTTTTACAATAATCAGAATTTATTAAAGGTTGATCATCTAAAAATTCACTAGTAATTTTAATATATAAATCTTTAAATAACTCAATGGTTCTATTATTTGATTCTATAAACATAAAACCACAACATATTTGATTATCATCTGCCTGAGTTACCATATCAACATTATGTTTTCTTAATTCAAGATAACAATGTTCCATAAAATCTTTATTTTCAAAAACTATATCTCCATCTGTAAATAAAACATAATTATTATTTTGTAAAGCATCATATATAATTCTAATTTTATTTGACATCATTAATACCCATTCTTTATCACTTCCATTACATTTTAGTAAATTTTCATTTCTATTTTCAATATTATCAATATAATATGCTTCTATTTTGTTTGATATTAATTTATTATATGAATTATTATCTACACAATAGCAAACCAGTCCGGTTTTATCAAATCCACATTTTTCAAGTGATTTTAAGCAATTATTTGTATAATCTAAGTATCCATTATTTGTTAATGTAATAAAAGCAATATTTTCTTCTTTAAAATAATTGTTATTTTTATAATTTAAAAAATATTCTACATTCATTTTTTCAATATTTTTAAATTTTGGATAGAGAGAATCATAATATGTATCTAATTTTTCTTCTGTTATAAAATTTAATTCATTCCAATCATTAATAATTAAAATGGGCAAGTCATAATATTTATATAGAAAATCTAGAGGACCTGTCTTAACAATTGGAATTGTTTTCATCAATAATGCTTCCCATGTTCTATGACAATCCATACCATTTCCATATGGACTCAAAGTAAATTTATACTTTTTATAATTATTTAAATAATTTTCAAAATCTTCTTTCTCATTCAAAACAAAACAACTATTATTGTCTTGTTTACAAATATTTTCTACAATATTTAATAATTCTTTTCTATCTGGAAGTAATCCAGAATTACATTTTTCCAAATTATCCAATAAATTGTATTGAAAATTACAGGAGATTTTATTTTCTTTAAATTCTTTTTCTTTTTTATTTTCTTTAAATTCTTTTTCTTTTTCTTTTTCTTTTTCTTTTTCTTTTTCTTTTTCTTTTTCTTTTTCTTTTTCTTTTTCTTTTTCTTTTTCTTTAAATACTTTTTCTAAATATTGATTTAATAAATATAATGTAGATGAGTTAAATCCAATAGGAATAGGGTGTATTTTTGTGGAAACAAAATTATCACCCCAATTTTCAACATATATTTTCATAACATTATGACAATCAACAAAAACATTAATATCTGAGATAAATGTTGATACACATGATGAGTGTGTGAAATCATCTATAATTATAATATTAATTTTATAATGTAAAGATTGTATTGTTGTTAATAATGTATTTTTAGCGCTTTCATCCTTTAATATTTTTGATAATATACCAAAATATATTTCTTTACTATTATCAATATTAATATTTCCATTTATTTCTGACATTATAAATTCATCAATCGATTTTTCATCTGTAAAAACAATATTACATAATTCATGATATTTTTTTCTACTAATTAAACTATTATTAGTTTTTTTATTTTTAATGTAATATTCATAATAATTTTTCTTGATATATATACCATCATCATTAGAAAAGTAATTACTTTTTTGTAAATTATCAATATCTATATTTTTTTTGAAAAATCCTATAGTATTAAATCCAACTACATTACCATCATTTAAACATTTTTGCATCATAGTATAATAATTCTCTTTTGAATAATAAGCATCATTATTTAATTGATCTAATCCTTTAATAAATAGAAATTGTTCTAATAAATTACTAGATATATCATAATTTTCTGCCCTTTTTTCTATATTAGAGAAATCAAATTTTTCATTATTATTTTGTATATCTGTATCAACATTATTATAATAATAATAATTTGATGTAACAATATGTGGTTTTATTTCTTTACAATCTAGTTTACCATCTTTGTATAATTTTTTTTGTATTAAATAATCAATCCCATTTTGTATACCATTTAATTCAATATATTCTAATAAATTTTTTGCGCATTTTTTATTAATACTATAACTGAAAAATCCACCTAATGATAAATTATCATTGAAATCTTGAACTTTAATTTCTTTCTTTAAGAGAGAATATTCTTCTCTTATTTCTTTTGTAACATTTACATACATATGATATCCAAAAAATAATATTTCTATATTTTTTAAATATTGTGTTAAACCATCATAAATAGTTTTAAAATTAGGCTTTAATTGAATATCATCTTCCAATATCAAATAATAGTCATTATTATTATCATTAACTAATTTTTTCCATAATTCAATATGAGATAACGCACATCCAATAAACCCCTTTCTATAAGAAAAATCATTGTTTCTGAATAATTCTTTTATTTCAATAATTTTTTCAGATTCTTCAATTTCATAACCATTTATTGCTTCAAAAAATTCATAATTATATATTCCAAGTTTATCTAATTGTGTTTTGACATTTTGTCTTCTATCAGTTCTCTTTTTTAAGTTAATAATTTTTATATTATTTGTATCAAATTGTGCCTCATTATTCATCTGATAAGCATTTTGTTTATTATTTTCATATGTTAATTTTCCAATATGTTTATTTGTCATTCTATTAAAAAATCCTGTTTTATAACCATATTTCATCCATTTATCAGCATATTCCATTTCAAAAAATTGTTTAGATGTCTCAAAATTACCAATATTTATTATAGCTTCAACATCAATAATTGAAGGTCTAAAACTAAAATAAGGCCAATATGCAGATCCATATTTATTACTATTTATTCGATATTCTTGTAGCGCAAAATTTTCATCTATTTTAATGTATGTTTCTAAATTATAATCTTTTATTGTTTCACCATAACATCTATTGAACATAATTTGTTTAATATTCATATGTCCCATTTGTTTGAAACCTTCTAATGAGTTTTCAATATAATTTGTAGGTTTATAAAAAAGAAAATCATCTTCTATATGTATCCAATACTTTGGTTTTAATTCAACTAATTTATTATAAATAATATTCATACTATTTTTATGACCTTTTTCTTCCTCCATTTTAAAATAAAAATCAACAAATGGATATAACTCTAACATTTTTTCTTTATCTGATTTACTTGAATTATCATCTACACAAAACCAATAATCTATTTTTTTATAATCATTCCATGTATTAATTAACGAATTTATTGTTTGTTCAAATAAATCAAAACGTTTACATGTTGTAAAAGATAAAAATATTTTAATTTCTTCACTCTTATTAACATCTATATCATTTAAATCTTCATCATTATCATCACTATCATCGCTATCATCACTATCATTATTTAAATTTTCAATTAAATCAGTTATTCTATTACTATATGTAGTTAAATATTTTTTGACTTGAGTGAATAATAGTTCCCATAAATTAAAATAACTTTCATCAATATTACATTCTTTTTTATATATTAATTCATCTATTTTGTAAAATAGTTTTATCTGGTTTTCTAGAATATCATTTATAATATTTTTCTTATAAAATATTATATTTTTAACAGTTTCATCTAGATTAAAGTTATTTTCAATTAATTTTTTACAACAATAGTATCCAGATTCATTATCATCATTATAAAAAGCACTAATTGAGTTATAATAATATACATTATTATTACAATCAATATTTATAAAAAGTTTTTTTGTATAATCAATATTATCAATATTATATTTTTTAGTAGAGTTATAAATATTATTTACCATAAAATGATTATCTTTTTTATAATAATGTTCCATTAAAGAACAATGACACTCTCTTCTCTCATAATCATATTTAATACCGTGACACCAATAATTAATAGCTTCTTCATAATTTTTTTCAATATAGTATAATTGACCTATCATGTAACATGAATAATATTTCTCCTGTATCCAATTATTTAATGTTAATACTTTTTTATACCAATCAATTGCTTTACCATAAATTTTGGCATCTTTATAACTTTGAGCACAATAAAAAGCATATCTATTTTTCATAAAATGATTTGTTTCAATACTGAATTCCTTCTCAAGTATATTAGCATCTTTCAAATATTTATCTTTATCTAAACTTCTAGCACCAGTTTTACCAGATTCAATATAATATGGACCTTCTATTACTTTAACATCATTACTAACATCATCTATTGGAGAGATAAATTCATGTAATACTCCATTATATTTCCATCTTTTACGATTATTTATAAGCACATTTCTATAATATGAAAATTGTAAAGAACCAAATCTAATATTATTTTGATCTGTTAATTCACTTGGAAGATTTATTTTACCATGTATTTTATCATCAGCATCAAAAATTAATAAATAATCTGTTTTATTATAGGCATGTTCTAATGCTTTGGTTCTATTATATCCAAAATCTCTCCATTCATCATAATGTAATTCACCACTTATAGATCTTTTATCAAAAAAATCTTGTATAATTTCTTTAGTGTTATCAGCGGATCCAGTATCACTAATAACCCAATAATCGATTTTAATATTATCTATAATATTATTTAATGTTTGCTCAATAATATGTGACTCATTTTTTACAATCATATTTAAACATAATGTATATTCTGGCATATATTAAATATAATACTGAATTTTTTATTATATTTACAAGTTAAATAAATTAATTACAAGTTAAATAAAATTATTAAAAATTATTAAAAATTATTAAAAATTATTAAAAATTATTAAAATTATTTAAAATTATTTAAAATTATTAAAAATTATTAAAAATTATTTCATTATAATATATTATATTATAATATAATGGCTTACACAAGAAAATATTATGATGAAGATGAAACTAAAAATAATTTACAGAGAGATACTGGAATAGGTAGATATATGTTAAATTGTCCAGGTAGTGGACCTACACCTGATTATTTTAATGACCCTCATATTAGATTACAGAAACAAGCTGCTAATAATGCTTCTAATATAATAGATGTAAATAATTATTTGCGTGGATTAAATAAAAATTTATGTAGAGATTCTAAACAAGAAGAGTGTTTTTATAAAACAACATATATACCAAATAATAATTACCGAATAATAAATAATATTACAGATGAATCTAGAACAACTAATCCTGCTTGGGAATTAAGGGGTTTAGAACAAAATAATATGCCTTATTTATATTTTAATCCTCAACAAAAAACAGAGTTGCCTTTTACTAATAATTTAAATACAAGAATGTTAGAAAAAGATTACTATACACAATAATTTTAATATTATAATAGATTTTTAATATTAAAATATAAAAAATATAATACCTATTTATATATAATGGCAGAAATAGCGCTTCCAGTATTAGGATTAGGTGCATTATATTTACTATCAAATAAAGAAAGTAATAAAAAAGAAAATTATGAAAATATGGGAAAAAAAAATAATACATTACCAAATAATAATATACAAAATATTAATTATCCTATGTCACAAAGAAAAGCTCAATCTACATCAATAAATAATGATAATGGTAATCATCTTAGAGAATATTTAAATCCTAACCAAACAACAGATCAATTCTTTAATGATAAAGTTTATTTAGAAACTGCTAATCAAAAAAGTAATTGGGGGGTTGGCGATGGAAATACCGGCGGTGTAAATAGAAACCAAGTTTATAGTCTAACTGGTGAACCGATTAATCAAACAAATTTTAAACATAATAATATGGTTCCTTTTTTTGGAAGTAAAATTAGAGGCGCTACAAATGATTCTAATGTTAGTGAAAGTATTTTAGATAATATGCAAGGTTCTGGTAGTCAAATTCCTAAAAAAGTTGAACAAGCACCCTTATTCAAACCTCAAGATAATATTCAATGGGCTCATGGTATGCCGAATGAAAGCGACTTTATGCAATCAAGACAAATTCCGAGCACTAAAATAGCTAATGTTTTACCTTGGGAACAAGAAAAGATTGCCCCTGGTTTAGGTTTGGGATATACGACTGAAGGTTCTGGTGGTTTTAATTCTGGAACTTTAGATAGAAATGCGTGGTTAGACCGTAATGTTGATGAACTTAGAACTATAACAAATCCAAAAGTTACTTATAGTTTACAAGGTCATCAAGGTCCAGCTCAAGCAGGTGGAACAACCGGTAGACAAAAAGAAGTTGGACAGATTGGAAATGTAGAAAAAAATAGACCAGATACAGATTATGCTCTTGGTCCAGAAAGATGGTTTACAACTATGGGAGCTGCGTCTGGACATACATTAGCTCCAGAACAAATATTACATGATAATAATAGACCAACTACTTCTTCAGAACATTTTGGTGTTGCTGGTCAGGGAGATGCATCCTACTTAAAAGGAGAATATAGTGAAACAACTAGACAACAATTACCACAACATCAATTAAATACTGTTAACGCTGTTGGTAGAGGTCCAGCAAATGAAAATGATTTTGGTATAAACGGGTTTAAATTAACACCAAATAATAGAGATATTACATGTAAATCAAATAAATCAGAAAATATGGGTATGATAAATGGGGCTGTTAAAGCTATGTTTGCTCCTGTATTAGATATATTGAAACCATCTAGAAAAGAAAACTTCATTGGAAATCCTAATCCAAATGGTAACCCGGCATCTTTAGTTCCATCATTACCAATTACAAATCCTAATGATAGACCAAAAACAACTGTTAAAGAAACAACCCAAGGAAAATTAGGTCTTCAACATTTAAATGTTAGCAGTGTAGGTGTTCCTGATGGTGGATATTTATCAGCAAATCCACAAATTAGAGATCAACAACGCAATACAACGAATTGTGAAAATATTGGTATTGCTGGACCAGTTAGTGGTTCTGATTTTACAAGTGTGGAAGCATATTATAATCAAAGAAATAATGTAAATAAAACAACCGAGGGTAGACCAAACCCAGGTGGTACTGGTATGTTTTCAAGCAATCAAAATATTAAAATCGATAGAATTGATGCTGATAGAAGAAATCATCAAAATAATAGTGATATAACTATTCCAGTTGCTAGACAAGTTATTAGTAATAATATGCCATCTATAGAAAACTATGGAAAAATATCTATGCCACAATTGAATAATCAAAATATAAACGCTGAAAGAATGCAACCTGATATATTGAAAGCTTTCAAAAATAATCCATATGCTCAAAGTTTAAGTAGTTATTAAAATATTAAATTATACCCAATAAATAATAAATTATAATCAATAAATAATAAGTATTTATATTGCTCAAATTAAAATATAAATAATATTTTATAAATATATTATTTATAATCATATTTTAATGTTGGAATCATTGAGAAAATTATATTATAGTAATATTTGGAAAAAAATATATTTAATTAAATTAAAATTAATAATACACGATGATATTATAGAAAGTTGGAGAATTCAAAAATATGAAATTATAAATAACAAAAGAAATTATAATAAAAAAAAAATAATAATTAATATGAATCAATATATTACCAATAATATTTTTTTATTGAATTCTCTAAGATATAAATATATTTTTGATAAATATTCAATCAATATAGAAATATTTACATTATTATTAAATAATTTATGTAATATTTTTTATTTTTATGATATTAAATTAGATGAATTGATTGAATATATAATAAATAGTAATAATAATCTATAATAATAATCTATAATAATAATCTATAATAATAATCTATAATTATTACTTGATTATTTATAATTATAATAATTACTTGAATTCCCATATAATGTATGATGATGCATATAAACATCTCTTATTTGTATTTCAAATATACATTTTTGATAATATATATTAGTATGTAAACTTTTATAACCATTTTCTTTTGGAAATTTTATATAATCGTCTAACACATTATTATCATATATTTCAAAATTTTTATGAATAATATCTAGTATACTATATCCAATATAATTCATATTTGATAAATTATTGGAATTAGGTATATCATATATAATTCTTAATCCATATATATCTATTGGCAATCTTTCTTTATTAATAATATTTTTGAATATTTTACTATGTTTTTTTATTCTACTTTCATAAACTATTAATGGTTCTATATTTTGTATTCTATAATCACTTGTTATAACTTCTTCTAATGATTTTTTTGTATTATCGATTAAATTATAATTTCTCATAAATAAATTTTTTGTAATAAAAAATAATTTAAGAAAATTCATATCTACACTAATTTTTATTAATAATTACTATTTATATAATATTTATATATTTTTAAAGATTTAAAAGTATATAAACTTTTTCATATATCATTAAATGAATGAATCTTTAAATATACATGAAAATATTCATAAAAGATTAGAACAATATATTTCTAGTAATAAAGTGCCAAATATATTATTTTATGGTGAAAATGGTTCAGGAAAAAAATCAATTGTTTATTCATTTATAAATAAAATTTATAATAATGATCCAGTTTTAATTAAAAATAATACAATTTTTGCAAATTGCTCTCAAGGAAAAGGTATAAAATTTATTAGAGAAGAATTAAAATTTTTCGCAAAAATGATTATTAATAACAATAATGGTATTTTTTTCAAAAGTATAATACTATTAAATGCTGATAAATTAACAATAGATGCTCAATCAGCATTAAGAAGATGTATTGAATTATATTCTCATTCAACACGTTTTTTTCTTATAATAGAAGATAAATATAAATTATTAAAACCTATTTTATCTAGATTTTCGGAAATATTTATACCAACACCTATTATTAAAAATAAAGAACTTAATTTGTATGATTATAATAATAATAATATAAGTAAAAAAATAAAATATAGAAATAATAAATCAGTTATAGAAGATATTGGAAAAATTATGAATGATATAAAAACTAATGAAGATATTGTAAAATATAGTAGTTATTTTTATAATAATGCATATTCTATCTATGATGTTATACACTATATAGAAAATTGTGATGAAACTATAATTGAGACAGAAAGAAAAGTTTTACTATTAATAATAATAGAAAAAATTAAAAAAGAGTTTAGAAGTGATGAGTTATTGTTAATATTTATTTTTAATTTATTTATATTTCGTTCTACTATTGATTTAGAAAATATAGCATTTATGTAAAGATGGACGATTATAACCTCAGTAGTTTAGAAGAATCAAAAAACGAGTGGTGTTCTAGATTAGTAAGCATAATGACAAGTTCTGTTATTACTGGTGTTATGTCAATATATAAAGAAGCTTTAAGAATGTGCGATGAAAATGATCAAGAAGAAAAATACTTAATGACATTTCAAAATTTATTATCTCGTGTTCCAGAATGGAACCCTACTATTGTAGAAACTGAAAGAAAAAGAATTGAACATGAAAGTAGATGTAAATATTTAGAGGATTTAGTAACTTGTGTTCATATTATACAATTAAAAGCTTTAACATGTATTAGAGTTGGGCAAAAACAAAAGAAAATCGATTTAGATATTCCATCAATAGATAAATTTATTCATAAAGTTTACATTAATACAGCAAGAAAATTATATACAAACTCATATTTATTTGAAAAAAATATTCCACCACTTGAAATTCAAAAAAATAATTATCAATTAGAAAGATTAGTAAAAGAATCTATCTTAATGACAATTAGAGATAATATTCCAATTGAAGAAATTCTTAGAGTATACATGGATGAAACAGATGAGCAAAATATTGAAGTTACACAACAAGAAGTTATTGCTGAAAAACCAAAAGAAGCTAAAGATGAACAAGAAAGTAAAGAATTACAAAGTCAAGCAAAAGTTGAAGATAATAATATAGATGAAACTACTATCAAGAAAGAAGTTCAAAAAGAATTAGAACAAGAAAAAGACCCCATTGGTGATACATTAAAAACTTTTATAGAAAAAGAAGCCGATAATATTAATTTAGAAATTAATGCGATTAAAGAACATAAATCTTTAGAAAATAAATTTGAAGTAGCAAGTGAAAATGATAATTCTAATAAATTAAACTTCTCTGATATTGATACAGCAATCACTGATAATGGAGAAGTAGAAAATATTGAAGCACCAAAAACTATTGAACGATTAAATCAAATATCAATGGAAAACGCAGAAAGAAGAAAACAAGAAGAGGAAGATGACGATGATGAAAAAATAGAATTTGGTGAAGATGCTAATATAGAAATTGATGATTTAGACATTAGCGACATTGAAATTATAAGATAAATTCGTTTTAATTAGATAAACTTTTTAAATAATATAATTAATGGAAAATTATTTTTACTCGGCATCTGTTCTATCTATTATATTTTTTATTTGTAAATTCATAGAAATGAGATTTATTACAAAATCAAATAAATCATTAAAAGAATTAATGATAGATAGTTCTTATGTATTTTTCAGCGTTATTATTGGTCTATTTATTATTGAACAATTTAATGGACAAAAAATTAAAGTAGGTGGAACTAGTACACAAGTTTTTACAGATAATCCTAATTTTTAGGAATATTACAAAGATTCTAATTTAATTTTACTAACTATCTCATTTTAAGAAATATCCTTATATAATTCTTTACAATCTTTAAAATTATCTATTTTATCCTTATTTTGATATAGATAACTTATAATTTGATTTTCTATTTCTTTCATTTTTATATAATGAAATATTATATTATCATTCATTTACTATATTATTGGTTTATAAAATAAATAAATATGTTCTATTTTATAAAATAATGCTCTCATCCTAGCGAAATTGATTTTTTTTTGCATTTTTTAATTCTCCGAAAATATTTTGAAAAATGGACAAAAAGTATGTCCAATTTTAAAATCTCGATTTGAGAATTGACAAAAAAAACGAAAAATGACTTTAAAGCATAATGCTGTTATTTATAATTTTGGATTTTTAAAAGTGTTACTGAAAGTTTTTTTATACTTTTTTAAAAAAGATTTAGGAGAATTTTTTGTTATCATTATATTAAGAGAAATGGTAAGTAAAAATTCTCAAAAATTCTTAGAAAATTTTTATTGTGAAAAATGTGACTATACATCATTTCGAAAAAGTGATTATAATAAACATTTACAAAGCAAAAAACACAATGATAATAATGATAATATGAATGATAACAAAAAACTCTCATATAATTGTGAATGTGGAAAAAAATATAATTTTATTTCAGGTTTATCAAGACATAAAAAACTTTGTAATAGAAATAAAAAAAAGTCAATAATTATAAGTGATAATAAAGATGAAATGAAAGATTTGGTATTTAAATTAATAAAACAAAATACTGAATTACAACAACAAATTAGTGAATTAATTCCAAAAGTTGGAAATAACCATAATACTATTAATAGTCATAATAAAAATAAATTTAATATTAATGTATTTTTAAATGAAAAATGTAAAGATGCCTTATCAATGGATGAGTTTATTAATAAAATAGAAGTTTCCATGAAAAACTTATTAACAACAAAAGAAAAAGGACAAGTAAATGGTATAAGTAATATAATAATAGAAAATATGAATAAGCTTTCTCTCTACGAAAGACCAATGCATTGTACTGATAAGAAACGAGAAACATTATATGTAAAGAATAATGAATGGGAAAAAGATGATAATAAAGAATATATAAATAAAGCATTAAAGAAGGTAGAATCAAAACAATTAAAAAACTTGAATGTATGGTTAGAAAAACATCCAAATTATATGAATAATTCATTAGAACAAGAAGAATTTGCACAGTTAATGAGTGAATGTGGCAAATCAGTAGAAGATGGAAGAGAGAAAATAATAAAAAAGTTATGTGATAATGTATATATAGAAAAAACAGATGATGAAGCTTTATAAAATAAACAAATATTTCTTATCTTATAAAATAATGGTTTGGTCAGTGTAAACGCGTGTTTTTTTTATTTTTAATTCTTCATTCCATTTTTGAAAAATGGACATAAAAAAATGTCCAATTTTAATTTTTCGATTTGAGAATTGTAAAAAAAAAGTGAAAATTCACTTTAGAGCATAATGGTCTATTTTCTATTTTTGAAAAATTAAAAGTGTTACTGAAAGTTTTTTTATACTTTTTTAAAAAAGATTTAGGCGTTTTTTATGTTATCCATATATAATAATGGAAGATAAAATAAAAACGCCAAAAAACGCCAAAAATTACGAATGTATAAATTGTAACTTTATATGCTGTAAATTATGTGATTATAATAGACATTTATTAACAAGTAAACATAATAGGATAGCAAATGATAACGAAAAAGCGCCAAAAAACGCCACACGACAATATGTTTGTAATTGTGGTAAGGAATACAAATATAGTTCAGGTCTATCAAAACATAAAAAATTATGCAATGGTAATAAAAAAGACTCAATAATTATAAGTGATAATAAAGATGAAATGAAAGATTTAGTATTTAAATTAATAAATGAGAATCAAGACTTGAAAAATACATTATTAAAAGAAAATTTTGAACTTAAAAATCAACTTAAAGAACAAAGCCAACAAATTACACAGCTAATTCCAAAAGTTGGAAATAACCATAATACTATTAATAGCCATAATAAAAATAAATTTAATATTAATGTATTTTTAAATGAAAAATGTAAAGATGCTATCTCAATGGATGAGTTTATTAATAAAATAGAAGTTTCCATGAAAAACTTATTAACAACAAAAGAAAAAGGACAAGTAAATGGTATAAGTAATATAATAATAGAAAATATGAATAAGCTT